TTGCCTGCCTGACGGCAGCACTTGGTTTGTGGAACTCAAGACCAAGGGCGGTAGGTTATCAGAATTGCAAAAGCTGTTTGCCGCAGATATGGCGCGGCTCAATCAGAGGTATGTATGTCTATGGACGAAGGAGCAGATTGATGAGTGGGCCAACAAAATTTAGCTTAAAAAATGTTCGGACGAAGTTGATTTCTAAGTCAGATTTGTCAACGCATACAAACCAATTGCTTGCGGGGAATTACGGCGACCCTAATTTGGATAAATTAATGGACGAATTTTTAAACGAACGCCGACAAAATGGGGACACTTTGCGCGTGCTCGTTAAGCGCATCTATTACTTAGGTATTTTGGAAGGTTCACGTCGGTTTGAGGGTGACCCCCGCGTTAGATACGTTAAAAAATGAACCTTAAAAACATGGCGCGGCTCAATCAAAGGTATATGGTGATGAAATCTTCACAAGAAATATTTGACGCGGGGTACGCCATTCAAGTCTATGACCCCAGCCCCACGCATCGGGCATGGGTGTTTCGTAACGAACGCTTTACAACGCCAAATGATGTAGAGCCAATAAATTTAGATGGAATATCCGTCTTACCAAAAGATGAACTATTACAACGAAATTGACCCGTATGCCGCGCAGTGGCTACGCAACCTGATAGCGGCGGGGCATATCGCCCCAGGTATTGTTGACGAACGGAGTATCACAGATGTTAAACCCGCTGACCTCGCAGGCTACACCCAATGCCATTTCTTTGCTGGTATCGGAGTCTGGAGCCATGCGCTACGTCAATCAGGATGGCTTGACAGTAGACCTGTTTGGACGGGTAGTTGCCCATGCCAACCGTTCAGCACCGCAGGCAACCAAAAAGGCACCGCCGACGAGCGCCATCTCTGGCCCGTCTGGTTCAATCTCATCCGCGAGTGCCGCCCTCCAGTTATCTTTGGTGAACAAGTTGAAGCAGCGATTAGACACGGCTGGCTCGACCTTGTTCAAACTGACTTGGAAGGAGAAGACTACGCCTGCGGGGCGGTCGGTATCCCTGCTGCGGGCGTCGGCGCTCCGCACATCCGGCAGCGACTCTGGTTTATGGCCGACAACACTCGCGTCGGACAGTCGGGGGTCAGCGGGCGTTGGCAAACGCGAGTTACCAAATGCGGTGAAATGGATAGGTTGGCCGACGACATCGACGCGGGATCACAAGGGCGGCTACCGGGGGGGGGCGTATGAGAGACGGCAAGATCAGCACGGACACGCTGGATGTAGCAGCGCAACTGGCTTTTGGGCGAACTGTGATTGGCTCTCCTGCCGAGACGGAAAATACCGGCCAGTTGAATCCGGCACATTCCCGTTGGCTCATGGGTCTACCGCCAGAGTGGGACGCCTGCGCGCCTACGGCAACGCCATCGTCCCGCAAGCAGCGCAAGCGCTCATAGAGGCTTACCTTGAAACTTAGACCTTACCAAGATCAGGCGGCTGACTTCCTGTACGAGCGCGACAGGGCGATGATCCTCGCCCCTGTTGGTGCTGGCAAGACAGCCATCACGCTTACGGCCATGCAGGCCATGCTCAAAGACGGGCACGTCAAGCGCTTTCTCGTGTTGGCCCCCAAGCGGGTCGCCACCAGCGTCTGGCCGGTCGAGCAGCTCAAGTGGGCACCGGGCGTGACGCTGGCCGTGGCCGTGGGCACGCCCAAGCAGCGGGCTGCGGCCTTTGCATCTAGCGCCCAGGTGGTGGTGACCAACTACGAGAACTTGCCCACAGGCACCTTTGACGCCGTGGTGTTCGACGAACTGACGCGGCTCAAGAACCCCAGCGGCAAGCGCTTTAAAGACCTACTGAAATTCCTCGCGCCCATTGAGATTCGCTGGGGGCTGACCGGCTCGTTCACCAGCAACGGCTTAGAGGACGTGTTTGGTCAGTGCAAGATCGTGGACCAGAGCCTGCTGGGCCGCAGCAAGGGCGCATTTCAGCAGCAGTATTTCGTGCTGATCAACCCAGACTTTGGTGAGTGGGCACCGCGCAAGGGCAGTCTTGAGAAGGTGATGGCCGTGATAAAGCCTGCCACTTTCGTGTTGGACGCGGGCGAGTACAGCGACAAGCTACCCCCGCTTCACACGGTCGAAGTGCGCTGCGATTTGTACGACCGCAAGCCTTACGACACCATGAAAAAGGATTTCAAGCTGCAAGACATCACGGCCATCAACGCGGCTGTGGTGACCGGCAAGTTGCAACAGCTTGCCAGCGGGTTTGTGTACAACACGGTGCAAAGTCCATCGGAGATACCTGGCAAGTGGGTGACAGTGCAAACGCCAGTGTGGTTTGACACGGCCAAGTTTGACCGGCTGCATGAGTTATTAGAGGAGAACCAACGTGCGAACACGCTTATCGTATACAACTACCAAGAAGAACTTGCCGAACTCAAGCGACGCTACCCCCACGCCCAAACACTTGACGATGACCGTGCTATTGAGCGGTGGAACGCCGCATCCATTGAGATGCTCTTGGTTCACCCTCGGTCCGCCGGTCACGGGCTTAACTTACAGCATGGCGGGCATCATGTTGTGTTTTTGTCATTGCCGTGGAGTTTGGAGTTATACGAGCAAACCGTTGGCCGTTTGCACCGCTCTGGGCAAGCCCATGATGTGTGGTGCTACGTCATGCTGACCAACAAGACGGTGGACGAACGCATCTGGGCCGCGCTGCATGACAAGCGCGCTATTTCTGATATTGCAATGGAGGAATTATGTTAGACAAATTGAAAGCACAACTCAAAGCGGCCAAGGCCGAACTCAAAGCCCGCGCGCGCCAGTTGAACGCCACCTACCGGGCGTATGACCGCTGCGTCAACCTGATCACCAAACTGGAGACACGAATTGAAAAACACTTGGCGAAGTCTAAATGACCGTCTGCCCACATTGACCGAAGAGGAAGTGTTGGGTATGTTGAACAACGAGCGCCAGACGCTCAAAAGAGTATCCGTACTGGAGCGAATGCACCAGCGGTACAACACCCTGCGCGTTGCGCGGGAGAGACTTGAACTACTAAAAGAGGCTAAATTACCATGAAACTATTTGATCTATTACGCGAACCATTTAAAAAACCGACGCCGCTTGAGGTGATAGCCGCTGAATTGGCTGATGCCCATCTGTCCAAGCTGGAGGCTGAGACTGCGTGTGAATACGCACAGTCCATTGTGGACTACAACGTGGCCCGTATTGAACGGCTAAACGCCCGCATGGAGGAGTACAAGTGAACTGCTGCAACGCAAACGGTCAATGCGACCAAGGCAAGGATTGTCCTATCCGCAAGCAGCGCATCAAGGAAGTCAATGATGCTTATACCAATGGTTATAACGATGCATCGTTAGACGATCCCTACACCGACACGCTTGGCACGTTCAAGGCACTTGTGATTGTGCTGGCGTTCTGCATCGCCGTGACGCTGCTGTTTTTTGTGTGGAGGTAAGTATGAACATAGTTGAACTAGCACAAGAGTGCCAACTGATTGGAATGCGTCCACACCTAGATGGAATTTATCAAGAAGCCCTTGAGAAGTTTGCCGCCTTAGTAGCAGCACATGAGCGTGAGGCGTGTATCAAGCTGGTACACGAAGGCACTGGTTATCCGGTGCAGATAAAGACGCTGGTTATCCTACAAAAGGAACGCAAGCGCATTGCAGACGAAATCAGAGCAAGGGGAACAACATGAGCAAAATGACACCGTGGTTCCCGCCGCATATAAAGCCCGTGCGTAAAGGTGTGTACGAAGTTATTAACGGTTACCGCCTCTCCCACACCTTGCCCATCTATGCAAGGTGGGATGGATTAGAGTGGTCAAACTCATCCTATCACGCACATCACCCTGAGTTGCATTACACCAGCTACCGCGCGTATCAAAACAAATACTGGCGCGGTTTTACAAAGGAGCAGACATGACAGGATTTAAATCAAAACGCGCTGCGGCGCTGGACGAGGACGGGATGTACCTTGTGCATCACACCGCGCAGGAGCTTACTCTGCAAGAGCAGTTAAAAAAAGCCCATGCGGAGCGGGACAACAAAAAAGAACGGCTAATAAGAATGATGGGTACGTTTGACTTGGCAACAGGTCACGCCGATACATGGGATGACTTACTTGATTCTTTAGAGTCGGAGTTGCGAGATGTGCTTGGACATTATCGCCAAGCATTGGCACAGCCAGCGCAGGAGCCGGTGGAAGATGTTGTGATGTATCACGCTGATGGGACAAGGACTGTTCGTATTGCACCACAACGCCCGTGGGTAGACTTGACGGAAGATCAGATTAAAACCATTGAAGAAAAAGCGCTTACCAAACAGTGGGCGATACGCATGGCATTGGCCGCAGTGAAAGAGCGCAATGCGTAAGTCAAGTCACCATGCCGTGCGGGCGGCGCTACACAAACACCCAGACGGGCTGACAGTGTTTGAATTGCACTACCGATTTAACATCCACCAGTCCACAATCAAGCGTGCGCTACAGAATATGCCCGACGCTTACATTGATCGGTGGGAGGCTTATAAAGGCCGTGGCCCACTGCCTTGGCGCGCCGTCTGGTGCGTTGTTATCCCACCTCAAAACTGCCCGATGCCATGAACGATACACCTAACTTTGCCGCATGGTCCAACGAGAACCTAGCTAAATTCGCTTTGGACGCTTATCTGCGCCTACAGGCCCAGCAAGACGCCATTGAGCAACTGCGGGGCGATCTGAAGGACGCTATGCAGCTAGTAAGGCAGATTCAGCGGCCCGACGCTTAACTAGCCCCGGCAGCACTCGCCCGCCGCCCTTGGTCCACAGCATTAGCTGTTCTTGGGCGGCGTCCCAATTTTGGTCATTGATCTTGCGCTTGAGCGTACTGGTCTGCAACCGGCCCGCACCCAAGTTGTAGGCAAAGTCCACGATAGCGTTGCACTTGCGCTCGTCGGTTAGCAAAATGGGGCACTGGCGCAGAACGCCAGGTAGGTAGGTGTGGTGGAGTTCTTGTAACAACAGCGTAGACGCATCGGGTTCAGACATGGGCGGGTCTGTCAATGCCACCTTGCGTCCATCAGCGTAGTAGGTACTACCGTAACCAATCGTGGCAACGCCCGCAGGGCAGAGATAGGGTTTACCCCTAAACCCCTCAAATTGTTTACACAGTGCTGCGGCGATGTCTAGCTTCATAGCCCACGCTTTGCCAATGTTCTGTCGAGGAACCAATAATTTAGCGTACCCGATACCAGTGCTGCAAAGTCGGCGGACATGATGAGTTTAAACACCGCCTCTGGTGGCGCACCCGTAGACCAAGCAGTCCATGCAAACCAGATGTGAGCAAAGCTCCACAGCAGTAAAATCCAGTACGTTGCCACCGGACGTACCGAAGCGGACAGGCTTGCAGCCCAACCACCAGCAGCTTTGACCATCTCGGTCTGTTGCTCAACGGCAGAGTTAAACGCATCCATGACCCCAGCGTCCACAGTTGCTTCGCGTTGCGCCCCGATCTCAGCCATCTTTTGATTACCACGCAGGGTTTCTAGTTGGCATTGCTGCTCAAACATCTTTAACTCATGGCTTCGCTCGTTCTTCTTGTCCACCCATTTCAAGACTTCGGGAGCAAGTCGGAATAAGCCCCCAAGCAGAGAGCCAAAAATACCACCACCAAGTAAATCTAACATATCAATCCTT